TCAAGTTGAGCGGATCACCAGCGCGGTGCAGTTCAGCGCCGCCCCGGCATAGGCATTCGCGGTGTGGAGATTTCGGAACCTCACCTGGACGGTATTCGCGGCCGAGACCCTGAACATCGTCACCGCCAGATCGGCCGGCAAAGCATCCTGCATATTGAAGATGACGTGATCGCCGACCTGAGCACCGTTGACCGTGATCGTCGCGGACCCCTCGGTCGCAGCGGCGATTGCCGGGATGGTGATGGTCGAAGCGTAACGGAGATACGAGGTGATCACGGCGCCGGCCGGGCGCAGCTTCGAGCCCGGGATCTTCTTGTCTGGCGCCGCGGGAGTGCTGGCGTCGAAGACATACAAATAGTCGTTGTCGGCAAGCGCGTCGATTTCGCCGAGGTCTGTAACCCTGCTCATCTCTGGATCATCCCTTCACGGCCGAACGACGTCGGGCTGGGTTTGCCATTCATCATGTCGACCTTGGAGCCGATCACCTCGACCTTTGTGGAGAGCGTACCGATGTCCTTGCGGATCGCCTCGGCAAAGGCGCCGAGATCCTTCCGCGTTGCATCCTGCCCGCTCATCATGAGGTCGGCGATCCTGTCCATCCGGTCGTTGGCAGCCTTGGCAACGGCTTCCTGCTGACCCATGCGATAGGGCAGATCGGACATAGTCTCGAGCCTGGCGACGACAGACGTCAGTTTTGTGCCCTGCCCCTCGACCTGGTTCTGGATGGTGTTGATGTAGATTGTGCCGCCAACGATGGCGCCGAGGATCGGCATGACCGTGATCGGGTTGAAGGTCCAGATGACTTTTATGCGTTCCATGGTTTCATCCCCAGGTGCTGCACCGTCAACGTCTTTCGTTGGCATTTCGCTTCAAACTTTCTGCACTAGTTCCAGCACTTCTGGCTCTTGCCGAAAGCGTCGGTCGAAACGACCCAGCGGGCCAAGGGTTCTTCTTTCCGGACGAGGCCGGGAGGGTCATTTACCGGCGGGGGCTTCTTCCATCCGGCGCAGTTCGTTGCATTGCTCTGGCAGCCCGCCAAGGCGACGGCACAAAGCATCGCGAGTAAGAGAGTCCGTGTCATTGTCGATACCTTCCCGTTTCGCGTATGCCTCGACCGAGTCCTTGAGCTGATCGACCTTGCCGGAGCTGTAGGCGCTCCACCAACCGACGCCGTAGACGCCGGCGATCACCACCAGCGCGCCGGCAACGATGAGGATGGTCCCGCTGTACCTCGACCAGATCAGCCCGATGAGCGCCGTCATACGGCGGCTCCGGTCGCAACTGGCGAGATATCAAGGGCATCCTCGCGTTCAGCCCGGCGGCGCTTCGCATACCAACGATACGCGAGACCGCCGATCGTCAAGACCGCGCCGGCGACGACGAGCACAGCCACCACCTTGCCGATCAGATCGCTGCTGTAGCTGAGTGGTGTAAGCTGGTCCTGAACCTGCTGCAGGGTCGCAGCCATGCCACCGGACCCGATACCGCCGCCCGTGGTCGCATCCGCGACCGCCAGCGTGGGAGCCGTCTTGGCATCGGACAGGAATGCCTTGGCATCACCGCCGGGCACATAGGCCACTTCCGGACCAACGGAACCGGTTGCCCATGCTTGGCCGACGGCGCGGACACCATTAATACGGGCGGTCCAGCCTTTGCCGAACGTCGACCAGGTCTTGAGCGCCATCAGGAAAGCACGCCGCCGTTCGATGATCGCTGCGACCAGGGCGTCATTGTCGTTGACCGAGGATGCAGCGAGCAGCGTCCCCGTGCCGAGGTTGCCGTCGATCGCGCCTTTGTAGAGGCCCATCGCCTGAAGGGCGCGCTGCAACCACTTCACCGACTGAACGACACCAGAGTTCACGGCGCCGTCGAAGACAACATAGGAGATGCCGGCCGCCAGCTTGTCGCCCTTGATTTCGTTCCAGTATTTTTGACGGTAGATCGCTTGCAGCTCGGCGCTGCTGATGTTCTTGACTGACCAAATCGGGGCGCCGACCGAGCGCCGATACTCGTCATAGACGCGCTGGGTGACGCCCTTCATGGTCGCGCCGCCCGGATCTTTCGGATGATTCGAGAACCCGCCCTCGTGAACGAGGACTTTCTGCAAGGACCTCTGAAATTCGTCTACCATCGCTCGATTTTCCAGCCGTAAGAGATGGCCGGATAATCGTCGTCAGCGTGGATAGGCGCAAAGCACAGGAGAAGTTGAGTTGAAAACGACCACGGTTGCGGTATTAACCGTGAGCAACCCAACGACGTGCGGGGCCGAGTGACAGACCATAATCAAAATGCCGGCTATCGCCCCGACATCGACGGGCTACGCGCTATAGCTGTTGTCGCGGTCGTGATATTCCACGCCCTCCCGAGGACGCTTCCCGGTGGCTTCGTCGGCGTCGACATTTTCTTCGTAATATCAGGGTTCCTGATCACGCGGCTGATCGCGGAGAAGATCAAAGTACAGTCATTTTCGTTCCTCGATTTCTACCGCCGTCGAATCCGCAGGATCTACCCATCCCTCATGCTGGTGCTGGCATGCACTGCGGTCGCCAGTCTCGCAATCTATTGGGGCAATGAGGGGCAATCCGTAGCCTGGCATGTATTCGGTGCATCGCTTTTCCTCCCCAACGTGTTTTTGTGGCAGGAAGCGGGCTATTTCGACGCTGACGCCCAGGCAAAGCCACTCTTGCACCTTTGGTCGTTAGGGATCGAAGAGCAGTTTTATATCGCTTGGCCCCTCCTGTTGTGGTTTTCGGTTCGTCGAGGCTGGTCATTGACGCTCATACTCAGCGCGGTGACGATAGGTTCTTTCGCCTATGGCCTATACCTCGCCCGCATCGACCCCGTAGCGGCGTTCTACTCTCCGTTCAGTCGAGCGTGGGAGCTATCCATTGGGGGCGCCCTCGCTGTTGCGAACTTCCCCCGGCTGGGCAGCAAAGAAAAAACAGCAGCCGCAGCGTTAGGCCTTTTGCTAACGGTCGGCAGCATGGTCTTGATACGGGAGGCAAATTTCTCCGTATGGCACGCGGTCTTTCCGACGGTTGGCACTGGTTTGCTGATCGCGGCGGGGCCTTACAATTTTGTATCGGCACGACTTCTTTCGGCGAAGTGGATGGTTTCGATAGGGCTGATCAGCTACCCGCTCTATCTCTGGCACTGGCCTATTATTGTCTTGTCTCGGGTTCATTTCGAATCGCTCCCGAAGATCGCTGCCGTCGGGGTAATCGCCCTGAGTTTCGCACTGGCGACGGCGACATTCTTGTTGGTCGAGCGCCCGATCCAGAGGACACAGCCACTTCGCCGGCTTTCCAGTCAGCTTCTCGGGGGAATGGCAGTCTTGTCGCTCCTGGGCCTGGCCGGATCTCAGGTCGACGTTCGAACCTTCTGGTACCCTCCAGAGGTGGTTTCGGTTCTGAACTATGCACGCTACGACTTCGAAAAGGATTCTCGAGTTGGAGAGTGCTGGGTAGATCCGAGCAAGAACCAAGACTTCAGCCCGACATGCGGCTTTCGAGCCGACGGGAATGGTCCGCGCCTAGCGATCTGGGGCGACTCTCATTCTGGTCGACTGTACCCCGGGCTTCACCGCGTGACGGGGCAGGAAATCCAGATCGCGGAGTACGTCGCGAATGGCTGCCCACCGATCCAAAACTATAGCGAGGTTTGCCAGCGAGCGAACGACAAAGCTATCATCGCTCTAGGAAACCAACAGCCTGACTTGGTTATCCTTTTCGCCAACTGGCCTTTTTATGCGGAGCGATATCAGGCAGGGCAGGTTGTTGATGGTCTGAACGCCTATATCGACAAACTGCAAGCAATTGGCTCGACCGTCGTTATCGCGGGACCGTTCCCGTCGTTTAAGGAAGATCTTCCCACAGCAATTCTGAAGGATTGGAGCAAGCGTAGACGCCTGCCGACCCGGCTCAAAGGTGTCCCTGACGGGAGAACCATGACGATTGAACAAGATCTGCGGGCTCTAGCGACAGATCGCGGCCTGCAGTTTTTCTCGATCATCGACATGTTGTGCAATCAGGATGGATGCCGGACAAGCTACACCGACAATCCTTCAGACCTTATCACCTGGGACTATGGACACATGACCACAGGCGGCGCCGAGTTGGTCGGGGCTGAATTATTGAGGGCGATCAGGGCCAATATGCTGGATTAGTGGCGAAGTCGGCGGGAATCGGGTCCATGTCCTTCAGCGCCCGAGCAGCACGGATATGGTCTTCCTTGTGAGCCATCGCCGCCGTGCCGAGTGCGAACATGCTATGAGCATCCAAGGGCACTTCCGAATTGTCGGCGGCGATCCATGTAAAATCGACATCGCGGCCGGTCCATCGGAAATCACCCTGCTGCGCGCCGGCCACCATCGCGCCGAGCGCCGCGGTTGACGCTCCAGAGATGTTCTCCCGATCATCTGGCCTGGACTGAAAGAAGAGACCAGCAAAGGTGAAGCCAGCGGCGATACGACGATCTCGTTCGGCGTCCACCTCACTTGGGGCCGGTGGTGCCGCTGTCGGGGGCGTCCAATCTTCCTCGTGTGATTCACCGGTGTTGGCGTCGAAAACGATCTGCGTCATGGTCAGTACTTCCAATCTGCCCAGATGGCTGTTCCACTAAGGGTGGCGGTTCCCGCTATCGTAGTGATCTGGAAGCGGTCGAGGGGGTTAGCGAGCGAAATGTAGCCGCTGTAAGTAGCCTGTTTGACGTCTGCGCCACTGCCCGATATGCCATCAAACCGCCACAGGTTGGTGGCTCCTGGGACCTTGGTGAAGTTCATCCTGCCGGTCACCGCCAGTGTGGAACCAGAGCTAGGGTCAAGCCCGATTTCCGTGGTGCCGCTGGAAATGACTTGCATGCCGGTATTGATGGCGGCCATAAGCTCCCCAACATATCCGGACGACACGACACCAGACGAGGGGCCAACCCTCATGCACAATCGGGCGGTGGCACTAGTGGCAAGGGCAATCCAGTGGACCGTGAACTCCGTTATCCCGTCTGGAATACCCGTATAGAGAACGGAGGTCCCAGAGGGTGTGACCACCGCGCCACGCACGACGCCGACGGTCATGTCCCTGTTTTGCAGGGTTAAGGTGCAGTCGGCGGTCATAGCGCTGTTATCGAATTTGGCCGCTCTAGGTGTGCCAGCAGCATTGAACAGCTTGAAGCTGGCTGAATCGAACTGAGCATTGGCGATCGTGCGCGCCGTCTTGAAGATGCTCGTGATGAGGTTGGCAAGGGTGAGTTTCTTCAGGACATTGGACGCCGCTGTGTCGATGACACCCATTTCGTCAGCATCGGCCAACGCAGCTTTCGTCGCGGCATTGTGGATCGCGGCCCCGGTCACATCACCGTTGCTGACGAACGTGCGGAAAGAGGTTCCATCACCTTTGAGGATGAGAGAGCCGCCGGCAGGAAGCGTGATCGCGGCATTGGCACCATCGATCAGCTCGGCACCATTCGGAGTGATCGAGAGTACCCCGACGCCGATATTCTTGAAGCCGGCAATGAACTTGGACGTCAGCGCTGCAGCGGTGCCAAGGGTGAAATTGATGGCCGTCGCCTTGTTAGCCACCAGCATCTTGCCGATATCACCGACGACGACAGCATAATCGTTCGTCTTCACATCCTGCTGATAGCCGAATGCGCCGTCGTTCTTGCCGTCCTCGCGTGCCAGGGGGAAGCCGCCGACAGTCGCCCCATCATGCACGACTGCCGTCTTCTTGTCGGTATCGACGGTGATTTCGGCGAGCGCGCCGGTGAATGCCGCGTGCTGCGCTGTGGTGCCGCGACGGTGGCGAACTTCGGTCGACATTAGAGCGTGCCCCAGTTCTGATTGAAATATGTGGTCGGGTCGCTGATGAGCCCGAAATCGTAGCCTTGGCCGTCGAGGAAACCGGCGAACCCGGCGGTGGCCTGCACGACCAGAGCGGCAGCCTCGTCGGCGGCTTCCTGAGCATCTCCGACGGCATTGTTCGCCGCCATCGCGGAAGCAGCAGCGTTATCTTCGGATACCTCAGCGGCCGCGGCCGAACCGGCAGCCGCGGCAGCAGCAGCTATCGCGTCCTCGATCGACGTGCCGATCGCGCCGATGTCAGGACCGGCTTTGACCCGGGTTCCGTCCACAACGAGAAGGCTTCCGCTCGCGATGTCGGCGTCGATCTCATATCCAGGCGACCCGACGGGCGCTTTGATCGCGCGGCCGATATCGCGGCCGGCCTCCTGAAGCTCGCCTTCGACGGTATCGAAAGCAAGGTTCAGGTCACGAGTTGGAACCGGAGCGCCATTGGTGAAACGATTGGTGCGGTGCGGTGCGCGAGCGCCAACGACATAGACGGACCCGATGACCCCCGACAGCAGGATCACTTTGGCGTCGTTCGAGATGCCGTCGGTGAATGATGCGGTGACCGTGAAATCGAAGCGCTGCACGTCGTCGACGTACACGGCCAGGTCATCGACACCGAAAACGGGGAAATCCGCCGCGAAGTCCGTCGTCGGGACCAGAGGATTATATTCGGTAAAACGGGCATCTGCAGCGGTGATCGTCATGGCGGCAGATTGCCCGCCAGCTCATCATGCCGCAAAGCACAGGATTACTGCCCGATGGTCCGACCGAAGTCAGGCGCCCTCGTGGGGGCCATATCGCCCGGCCCCCACCAGAAGGATTGCCCGAACTCCTTCTTCATCCGCTGCTCGTAGCGATTGAACGACGCCCGATAGTTCGGGTCGACCATCGCCTGGATGTTGTCGAAGATGATGCGGTCCGTCGCCATCTTGGTGTACCAGAGCGAAGAACCGGGTGTCCAAGCCTTGAGGTGATCGGCGAGCATCTTGCCCTTCACCTCCTTATTGCCGGCGATGGCCTGTGCCAGGTCGCCGACGCCCTTGATGATTGCCCCTGGCGCCGGACCGGTCAGCATCTGGGTGATGCCCTCGGAACCGCGCGTGGTCGACGAATAGACGAAATCGCCGAGCATACCGCCGCCGCCACCACGGATGAACGCCTGCCCCCAGAAATGCGGGTCCGACATGTCTTGCGGGTCGCGGCCGGCGATAAGGGATTGCATCTGCGACATCGCGGCGCCGGCGAAGGTCATCGTCAACAGGATCTGCGACATTCGATAGGCTCGATTCGACATGTCGCCCTGCGTCATCGATCGCATAAGGTGCGTCATCATGAAGGTCATCGGGAACGACTTGAACTGTGTCGCCGAGCGAACCGCTTCGCCCATGATAGTGCCGCGCTGCAGGCCCGCGGACATCGCGCCACGGATACGAGAGTCCGGCTCAATCACCGCGAAATGCCGCTCGTCGATGATGGCCGACATCAGCCGGTCGGCGAGCCTCTGATCCTCGACGGCATTCACGTCGAAGAACCGGGCGCCGTCGGCTTCGAGATGAGGCGCCGCACGCAACTTGTCCCAATCGGAAGCGTTGAAGCCGTACCGATCGAGGAAGCCACGGAACATCGGGTCCAGCTTCTCGAACGTGTTTTCCGACTGACGGGCGATCATCCCCATGAACTCCATGGAGAATGCCTTTTTCAGCCCTTCCGTCCACACGTTGATCCCGGTTATCCGCATCAGCGCATCGGCGGTGCGGCCGGTGATGCCCTGCCCGAGAACCTCGTCGTCGAACCGTTTGGTGCCGATCGCGGTGTCGAGCACCGTCGCGGCGGTAAGATTGAGCTGACGGGCGATCTCTTCGGACTGGTGGCGATCGACGGTCAGATCTTTCACCAGGCGCGCGAGCACTGCCGAGGCCGGGATGCCGTTGTGATTGGCGGCAAGCGAGGCAGTCATGCTGTCCCCAGGAAGCGCCGCGATCGTCGCGGAGCCGAGGCGGGCCGCCGTCTGGATATTCCGGAGCCCGCCGCCGATCCCGGCGATGAGGTCGCTCTGCGCGATCCCAAGCTTGCCGGACAGCGCGTCATAGGTTCGCTGCACCGCCGCGGGGCTGTTCATCGTGATCGAGCGCTCAAAGCGCTTGCCGATCGAATTGGCGCGAACGGCATCATCATCCCGAGCAGCCTGCAGCAGCTTCTCGAAATTCTGCTCGTAGCGGGGGCCGAGGACTTCGACGAAGGCGATTTCCTTCCCCATGCCCTGGATATGGCCCATCATCGTGTTGAAGAGGCCGCCGGACCCGACGCCGTATTTCTTCATCAACCGCTTGTAGGCGTCCGGATTGTCGAACCGGAACACGCGGAGCTGATTGGAGAACCCGCCGGCGCCCTGCCCGCCGCTGCGCCCCAGGGTGATATCCTTGTAGGCGTTCTGGATGATGCCGGGGATCGCTCCCCGCGGCGCCTCGCCCCAGCCTTCGCCGTCCATGACGCGCATGTTGCCGGCGTCGATCTCGGTCATCAGATCGTCGAGGAACTCGCGCTCGGTAACTCTCTTGGTCGCTTTGGAATCCCACATCTGGGGCAGCCGCCAGTCTTCGAGCACGGACAGCGGCTTGCCGCCCTTCTTCACCCGGTCCACAGCGTAGGCCGTGGCATCGGTGAACCCCTTTGCCGCCGCCTTAGCCTGGACGTCGCCGGTGTCGCGGCCGAACAGTTCGTCGACCACGTTCCAGATCGTTTCGGTGTCGTGCCTGAGACCCGCCATCGTCGATCGATACGGTTCGAACGCCCCGTCGACCAGCTTCAGCAGCCGCTTCGTGACCGATTCCGCGTGGCTTTCGATGTTGATCGCGTCCATCATCTGGGAGCCGCCTTCCCAGTTGTCGCGGACCAGGACCGACATCAGCCCCGCAGTCTTCCCTTTCGGGTGTTTCTGCATCCGGCCGGCGACCTCGGCCTGGCGGATCGCCTGCTTCGCCGCCATCAGCTTGCGTTCCTGTGCCGCCGCCGCCATCGTGCGTGCCGCCTCAAGCGCGCTGGCGGCCTCGGCCGACGCCGGACCCATCGCAGGATAGAGCCGCCCCTGAATGCCCTCATGAAGCGCCAGCGCGTCATCAGCTTGCTTTTGGGTGATCCTCTTCGCGGCGACGAGGCGGGTGAGGCAGTTCGCGATGCTCATTCTGTTTGCTCCCGCCCGATCGTGCAGGCTTCGATTTCGTTGGCGGCCGCGATCTCATCGTCGGCTTCGCGCATGATGTCGTCAAGGCTACGCGCCCCGAGACCGTCGCCAAGATCCACAAGGATCGGCTCCGGCTTGTCGCCCGCGAGCTCCTGGATTATATTAGGCTCGGCCGACGAGGGGGAAGAGCTGTGTCCGTCCCCTTGGAGACCGCCGGAACGGTCCGTCGTCTTTCCGGTGCGTCGGCCTTCATACTCAAAGGCTGTCATCAGCCAGGTCTTCTTTTCCCCATCCAGATCGAGACGAACCACGGCGCGATGATTGTCGCTTTCGAGCCGGATCCTGTTTTCCGTCCGCTGCGCAACGTTCATCCGGTCAATGATCGAGGGAAGGTGTTCCAGCACCTCGGGGTGTTTCTGCGCAATCTTCGATAGGCCAAACGCCTTGTTCGGCTTGGCCGGGTCGAACTCGCCCCAGACGACATCGATCGGCCCGATGTTCCGGTTATAAAGCGCGTTGGGGATCTCACCCTGCTTCTCGGAAAGCAGGCGGGCGCTTTCCTTTTCCCACCGGATCTGTCGGTTGACCGCCTCTTCCCGATCGGCGATCAGGCGTTCCCCATCCATGATCGAGGCTTCGACCGTCTGAGGGTCGTCGCGCAGCTTCTCGACAGCCTCCGGGGTCAGCCGCTCCTCTGCCACCCGATACAGATCATTGCGGCCGACGCGATCCAGCGAGGACTTCAGTATATCGGTCGCATCGAGGGCATCGCCGAAGAGGCGCGGCCCGGCGTCGTTCTTCATCGCTTCCGTCGCGAAGTCATTCAGGAATGCCGCCAACTTGGCACGGCCGACCGGGCGTTTCAGATCCGCATCGGAGAACATCGATCGAGCGACAATCTTCGAAAGCTCGTCAGGGCCGCCGAACATCTCGGCCTGATTGACGAGATCCTTCATCGACTTGCCTTCGTCGCGGGCCTTCATGACGAGACGGACCGCGTTCAGCAGATCATCGGTGATATCCATTCCGGCCGGGATCTCGCCGCGAGCTACGGCATCGCGCATCCGAGCCCAGGCGCCGGAAGAATCCGCGAGAGCGCCGGCAATGCCCTTGATGTTGTTGTCGGTGTCTTCCAGCGCGCGGCCGAGCAAAACCGGCTCGCCATAAGCGCGGCCCATCATGGCGGCCGTGATCCGGCGTTGGCCCTCCTGCGAAAGGAATCCATCCTTGTCGATGAGGTTGCCCTGTTCAGCGCGGGGCAGCTTGGACATGAAGCCGCGGGCGAATGCCTGATTATCGGCAGACGCTATGTCGGTTCCAGCCATGCGGTCGAGAAGATCGCCATCGAGCAGCCTGGCGTCGGACATCGCTTGTTCAGCGGCGCCGAGGCGCATCGCCGTCGACCTGTTCGCTGCAGTGACGAACCCGACACGGTCCTCCACGTCGGTGATCCGGCGCGCGATCAGCACCGGATTCTTGATCCCCTCGACTTCGAAGTTCTGCGACCGGAGGTAATTCCGATAGTTGTTGGCTGAAACGCCGTCTTCCTGGAACGCCCGGCGGAGAGCCATGACGCGGCCATTGCCGGATTCGACGAGACCATCAGGACCGACGATCGGCGCCCCGTTGGCGGCATCCGTGGAGAACCCGAGGCGTTCCGGCTGCAGGTTGGCGGCGATACCGGCGATCTGATCCTGGGAGAGCGCCCTGGTTCTGTCACGCGGCTGCAGTTCCTGCGGGAAATCCGGGTTCAGCGCCATATTGTCGAGATGCGACGTGGTCAGCTCGCTGGCGTCGACGACTTCATATCGGACCCCGACGCTGTTGCCGTCGGCATCATAGACCCGGCCAGGCCTCGCATTGGCTTCTGCAAACACTTCCGGCGGCAGATCTACCGGCCGGCCGCGAGACAGATCATCGAGCGATTTGAAAAGCCCGGCCTGATGCGCGGTCTCTCCTGTCATCGACTTCTCGAACCGGCTCGGCGGAACCGCGGCTTCACGGGTGACGATGTTGGCGGTGTCGCGGACATGCGACGGCCACTGTCCCGTTTTCGCGCGCTGCCAGACCGACGCGAGCCCCTTGATGCCACCGCCGATGATTGCGCCGCCGGCGCCGGCAGCAGCGATTTCGCCGAGGGCCTCACCAGCGGTGAACGTCGGATCGATCCGGGTTTTGTCCTCGAACCTGGCGGCCTGAATTGCCGCCTCCGATGCGGTCGCAATGGCGCCTTCCGTCAATGCCGTGCGCAGGATGCCAGCGGCAGAGCTTGCCCCGGCGCCCATGCTGATGACGTTGATCGGGTCGAGGATCGCGCCAGCCGCCGTTCCGAGAAACCCGCCAATCGCCGAACCTGTGCCCGTTGAACGACGCTCAAGGGCTTGAGACAGGCCCCGCGCCTCCCGCGCCCGATCATCCGCCTGCTGCTGCAGATTTTCGAGGCTTGGAAACGTCAGGTCGCTTTCGGGATGGCTGGTCTTCCACTGGTCGAAAATCTTCTTCGACTGGTCGAGGTACGATTCCGGCCGCAGGAACTTGCCCGGGGTGATGCGGTAGCTGGGCTCGGGGAGCTGCTGCCCGCTCTCCTGGTAGAACTTCGTCCGGAAGTCCCGCATCGCATCCAGCATGTTGTTGCGGTTCGCGGTGGAATTGGAGAATTCGAGCATCGCGCTGAAATCGGCCTTCATCCGTTCGATCATGCCGGGGTCGACACCCTCGAACGGCTTCTGCGCCGCCAGATCAAGCGCGGTGTTCATTTCCCTTTCGTCGACGAGCAACGGCATCAGCGGTCCCTCAGATCGAGGACGAACGTGGATTGCTTGTATGTGCCTGGCGATGGCTGACGCATCACATAGGTCGGAGCATCGGCGCGGCCGAATTCAAGGATGTATCGGCCGTCGGCCACCGCCCGAAGCCTGCCCTGAGACAGAAGATCGGAGGCGGTGACGCGCTGGCCTGTCGAGGTGATTGCCCCGGCGAGATCCTGATCGGTCAGCGTGGCGAGCCGTTTGTCGAACTGGTCCTGTGTCATGCCGTAGCGCGGCGCGATGGTCGGATATCCGTTCATGTCGAGCACGCCACCGGTGACCTCGGTGACCGCCTGCTGCATCCGGTCCTGATCCAGTTCACCGGACGTGTCGCCGGCCTGCTGGGAAAGGTCGGCATAACGGGCCGTCGCGGAATCAAGCAGGAATTGCCGCGACGCCTCATAGCCTGGAGCCATCGCCGCCGTCGGCAACATGTCGTCGATGCTGGCGCGGTTGTCGTCGGTCTTCTTTGGGGCCAGCGCCGGGTTTTCCTTGAGCAGGATCTGACCGCGCAGGATGCCCTCGGCGGCTTCCGGGTTGACCGGAGCAAGCGCGCCGGCAGTTGCGGCCGCCCTGCCCTGACCAGACGCATAGAGCTTCCCGAGCGTCGCCTTGTAGGTTTCCGGCCGCATGTTCGACGCCATCGACCCGAGAAGCTGGATGGACTCCTGTGGTGTCGACGTGTCGAGCATCCTAGTGACCTGAGACAGCATTTCCGGACGCAACGGCGAAACGTTGCCGACCTCGCCCCGCGCCTGCAGAACATCGATGCCCTGCTGCAGGGACTGGAAAGTCGGGCCCCACGTGTCCGGCTGGGCAGGATCGAATGCGGGCGGCGGCGCGATCATGCCCTTGCGCGCGGCGTATCCGATGGGATCATCGTTCAACGCCTTGGCGCGGGCCTCCTGCGACTGCTGCAGGCCGGTGATGATCTGCTGCTGCGCCACAGTGGCGCCGTCGGCAGCATCGCTCTGCAACGTCGAGATCAGGCTTTCGAGCTGACCGGGCGCCGTGCCTGCGACACCGGTGATCGCCGCCTGGGAACTGAGATAGTCGGAAACCTCTTTACGGAAATCCTGATCGTCGACGATGGCGAGCTGCCGAGACAACAGGTTGAGATCGGATACCGCAGGCGTCATCCCCTTGTCGAACCCGGCCTTGATGCCGGTGAATAGGGTTTTCGCGTCAGAGGTCACCTCTTGCCGGTATTCCTTGACGATCTCAGGATCTACCGGTGGCCGAGTGCCCTTGCCGCCGCGCGTGCTGTCATCCTCGATATGCCAGTTCTCGTTTCCGAGCGGGAATTTCAGCCCGAATTGCCCGGCGTTCTCATGAACCCATTTGACGACGTCGGCGGGAGCGTCCTTGAGCGATTGTCCGTTATACGACAGATCGGCCGCGTTGCCCTTGTTATGCTCCGAATGGCCGGGAGGCGCGACCCAGCGACGAGCCTCGTCGATCGAGCCGTATTTCTTCAAAGCTTCCTGCCAGAGCTCGGCCTGACGCTCATTCGAACGGGCGCCGGAATAGACGCCCAAGCCGGCTTTGATATTCGGTGGCGCTGCCTCGAACATGCGGGCGACCTTGACGGCGAAGGCATCGTTCAGTCCGTCGATATGCGTGGCGTCCTTATCGGTCCGGCCCTTCAGGAAGCTCTTCGCTGCAACCACCTGATCCGGAGAATAGGACGCCCCCGAGGAGGCGCGGCCCAGCACCTTCTTGTAATAGTCGGCGGATTCCTTCGGAATCTTGCTGTCATCGCGGCCGGATGCCAACCAGGCGTCGGCGCGGCCCGGCCCTCCGTTGTAAGCGATCAGCGCGGCCTCGGTGTCCCCGTCGTACTTCACCATCATCTTGTTGAAGTAGTGGGTGCCGTATTCGTCGCTGTGCTCTTTGAGGTAGGCCTGCTTATCCGCCGTGGTTCCATTGGTTGGATAATTCGCGTCGCCGAGTTCGACGGCAATTTCATCCGCCGTGTCCGGCATGACTTGCATCGCGCCGGCGGCCCCCTTCGGCGAGATCGCGTTCGGATCGCCATCGCTTTCGACACCGCGCATCGCCGCGATGATATTGTCGCCGCCGGCCGCACTCGAAAACAGGCTTTCTGCCCGGTTCATCTGGGTCGGATTGTCAGCGAGCCGGAACCCCTGCAGCGTCTTCGCCACCGCCCGGGCCTGATAAAGCTCCATGGCGCCGGACATATCGCCGGCGGCGGCCAGAGTGCGCGCTGTGGTGTCGATGTCGTCGCTATCGAGGCCGACGCCTTCCTTGAGGCGCTTCTGAATGATCGTCGCCTGATCCTGAACCGGCTTCAGGTTCGCCTTCGTCTGCGCAACAAACCCGTTGATCCGCTCGTTCGCAAGCCCGGCATACTGCCGGCGCTCCGCCGGGGACAGATCCAGTCTTTCATCGGTGAGGATGGACTGAGACAGCCGGCGAGCCTCGACGAGGCCGTTCGGCGAATTCAGTGTCTTGTCGATCTGCCCGAGCATGGCCTCCGACATATGCCGGCCTTCCATGCGCTTCAGCGCGATATTGGCCTCTTCCTGGCCTACCGCGAAATCTGGATTGTCGGCGAGCTGCTGATACAGCGTCTTGATCTGTTCCTGCTTCTCGCGGTAGGCCGTCGTTCCGACACCGCCGTCGCGCGCCAGGGCGGAACCGTCATCGTCGAGAAGCTGGATCTGCGCCTTGATGTTCCCTTCGAACTCTTTCAGGTCCGATGTCCGCTTCTGCTCGGAGACGCCGAGAGAGAGGCGCGGGCCTTCGGTATCGAGCATCGTCTTGACGGCGCCGCGAAACTCCCTTGGAGCCGTTGCCAAGGTCTGATCCCGGAACGCCTTCCAGGACGAGTTGAAGACGTCGATATTCCCCTTCGCCTCATTGCTCATCGCGATGCCGCGCGCACGGATATCGCCGGCGAGCCGGGCGGAATAGCCCTGCGCCGCGGCGGCGTTGTAGCTTCGGCCGGCGGCAGACAGGTTGGAGCGGGTATCGACCTTCAGGTTTCCATCGGCATCACGATAGACGGCGTCGGAACCTTCGTTCACGGCGTCGGCAACATTCTTTCGCTCGACAACTTCGGCGATATCACCAAGACCGGCGGCAATCTGCCGGTAAGGGTTGGCGATATCAGCGGCAGTCAAGGACGATTGCGGGCCGCGGGTAACCGCGCCGCGCGGCTGGATCTCGGGGAGCTTTGCCATCTGGATTAACCTCCCAGCGAATATGTGCTTGGCGAGAACCCGCCCGATGATCCGAACTTGGCGAGGCCGGTGGCGATGCCCCCGAACAGAGCCGTCTTCGCCGCCGATTTCCGGAACTTGGCGTCGGCATCATCCTGCGTCGCCTGCATACGCTTCGATCCGACATCGATCCGCCGATCCCGGTCGCTGGTCTTCTCCTGCTTCGCTTCGATCGCCATGCCGGTCGGAGAGTTTGCCCCGACCCCGGCCGAGGCGCGGATCGCGCGGATGTTCGAGATCGTCGAATTCAGTTCCTCACGGTAGCTGGAATCGATCTGGTCAGCCTGGACACGGCCGACTTCAGCCGCCCGCTTCGACTTCGCAGCCTCATAATCCTGGCCCTGTTTCTCGCCGAAAGCGCCGATCAGAGATCCAGCCAATCCGACAACGGGTGCTATGGCTTGCATTAGAGCGTGATCCTTGTCGCCAGTTCGATAAGCTTGAAAGTTCCCGGGAAGGTCGACGTGATCGGCACGACCGGGTCATATGACCGGCCGGTTTCCCGGTACCGGTAGGTGTCATCCCGCTTCGGAACCGGCAGGCTCATATCCTCGCCGCCCCGGTAGGAGCCGAAATAGCGGTTGCCGATCGCGAACTCCTGCGTCTGGCGCACCGTTGCCAGCATGTGTTCGATCTTGCGTTTGTGCTCGCCCTGCCCTGCCACCTGGCCGCCTTCAAAGTTCGTGAAGAGCGGATGGACAACCCAGTTGAAGCCGACACCGATCGTGATTTCACCGTAGGAGTCGTATCCCGAGATGATGCCGTCGACGGGGATCTCTACTTCGCCGAAAAAGAACCCGCCGGCGAAGAGCTCCACCGTCTTGCCCGCATAGAAGCCGGTGACGATCCCAGCCAGGGAGAGGTTTGAGCCATCCTGCAGCGTCAGGGGCGAGCCGTCGTTCAGCTCGAGGAAATTCGCGAAGCTGGCGGTGCTGAAGGTCTGGGCGCAATCGCAGAGACGGTCATAGTCCAACATTTCCGCGACACCGACCTCGACACCGTCGAAGGTGTAGACCGACATGCAGATGACCGTGCCGTAATTGCCGGTGATGCTCTTGACGACTCCGTCGCCTTCCCAGCGCAGCCAGCCGATGTAATCGCGATCCGGATTGAACTGCCCGACGACGACGGAACCGTCATCGTTCACCGCGTAGATCTGGCGTGACGGAAAAACGCTGGTTCCGGAGCTGACGGCAATCGACTTGACGTCGTCGAAGAGGTGCCGATGAAGCCGGTTCACCTCGTTCGAGATGTAGGGGCGAGCGGTTTGGCCGGTCGCGCTGACGGCGTAGATGCCGGTCCTGGACTTGTCGACAAAGATAAGGCCTTCAGTCACCTGAATCGGGCGGATGTTGGCGATCTCCGACGAGAAGATCGGCCGGAACTCGACAGAGCCCGGCTGCAGCGGCGTGCCGACCGAAATCGGGATATAGAAGACGCCGCGATCGGTAACCGCGAACTCGTCATAACCGCCGACGACATGGAAGACCTGGCATTCTTCCGTGATGTATTCGAGCATGGCGTCATCAGGATCGGCGCCGATCAGGAAATCCCGATTGTCGCCGGTCGCCGACCAGGCAATCGCGCTCTTGAACTGCGGGAAGTTCGACATGATGAGGCGCTGGCGATCTTTCGAGATCGAACGAGGCCAGCCCCGATATTCGGATGCGAACTGTTCGTCCCATTGCACCGTTGCACCTGGTGTTCCGGCAACGGACACCGCCGAGATGGCTGACGCCGCGGACTGGCTGATAAGCTTCTCGCCCGTCGTCGGAGCCGTCAGTTTGTCCCTCGCAACGATGGTCACGACGTTGCCGACGACGGAAATGATTTCGCCCTTGACGTTGGTGGTGTCTGTCTCAACCGTCTGGCCGACGGAAAAGCCGGCCGAACTGCCGACCGTGATGGCGAAGGTCGGCGGCAATTGCTCGATAACAGTTGCTGTCGCGACGGTCGGGCTCGTGTAGCCCGTGATCCTGAACTGGCGGCCGGCATAGCGGAAGATCGCACCGACATGCGCGGGGCCGAGCACGGGCGCCGAAAAGGTTACAGTGATGTTCCCCGACACGCCCGACGGCAACATGGTGATATCGGCCGTCGACGGGAACCGGTAAAACGGCACCCTGACGGAATTATCGATCCCGGTCTTGAACTGGTAATCGTCGATCGACCAGGCCAAGGTTCCTTCGGCGATCGTGATCACCTTCGTGCGGCCGGACCACGCAACGAAAATCTCGTTATCCATCGCTTCGAAGACGAGCGAATCCAGATCGGCCGCCCCCCAAGGCGCCGTCAACGACGCGACCAGCGCGCCGGCCTGCGTCCTGATCCTGACGCCGCCATCGATGAACACGATGCGGTAAGCGACATCATCAAACGGCTTGAAATCCATGATGATGCCGTCTTCCTCGAAAAGGAATGTCCGGCCCGGCCGGCGGATCAAGGCGCCGGTGTGAGTCGTCGACACGTTGCGTGCATAACGCACCGCGTATTTCAGCACCTCGACATCGTCGCGGCGGATAGCATCGGGATCGATTTCGCCCGATGAGAAATCACGCTGGCGGATGATCTGATCGTTCAGGCTCATACCCGGCGAGTCCTCCGGGCAGCGGCGACCTTGGACTTGTAGATGTTACGTGCCGGGTTCTGCTGGTCGACCGCTGGGCGCGCTTCCGTCAGCAGGACCTCAGCGCTGTTTTCTCGCCTGGTCGCCTCGGTGAAATCCTCATTCAGCCCGCGCAGGCAGCCGGCCTCGACATATCGGGTCAGGACTTCCTCGGCCATCGGGTGCCATGCCGCATCCGCCGGCGCCTTCACGACGACAGCGTAGATCCCGGAATCGTAGGGGCACGACAGCACATCACCCATGATCTCGTAATCGGTCATGATCACCGTATCGCGATAAACTTCCTTGACGTGCAGGGTGTTGATCGGCAGGCGGAAACCGTTCTTGGAGAAGCGGCGGGACTTGTTATCGGCATCCGCCACCCTGACCAGAAGCTCGGTTGTCGTCGCGAACGGCCATGTATGACGCGCGGTGAGGAACCGGACCGCTCGGTCGAACGCCTGGTTAGCGACGCGATATTCATCCGATGGATCATTCAACACGTTGATCGTGTTGTTGCCCGTCGCCAGCAGCGCATTATTGAGGATCGTGAGCTTGTCCATGCCGGGAGAATGGCGGGATCATCAACGACCGGCAAAGCACAGCACCGGGCACGAAAAAACCGGGAGTGACGAGCACCCCCGGTTCCCCTTCAGCCAGCCGGTCGCGATGGAATGAGCGACTAGCTTCAGCCCCTCTTAGCCTTCTCAGCCTCGATAAAGGATTCCTGTGCATCGAGTGCGCTGGTGTTGAACAGTTCGGCATCATCCTTCGACAACTTGTCGAGGACTTCCTGCCCTTCGGCGTTCATGATCGAGTAGGAGCCACCGCCCCGATGTTTTGCCTCGTAAGGCTTGGCGGCCGCCTGGGGCTTGGCGGCCTCAACCTTTGCAGCCTGCATTGCCTTCCAGGTATCCGGCCAGGCGATGCGGGCATCTTCGATCTCGGCTTCCGACTTGCGTTCGGCCCGGAGCTTCGAGAGGTGCAGGCGCAGCCCGTCGGCCTCTTCCTGGGCCGCCTTCTGGACATCAGCCGGGAACGGCTTGGTCGACCATTCACCGCCATGCTCGCGCAGGACGCGACGGGCATCGACGGCATCCATGGACGTCGTGCTGCCGTCCTTGAAGTGCAGGGTCATTTTTTCGGGCATTGGTCTGTTCTCCCGTTTCGGATCAGGCGGAGGCCGGGCGCTTAGTAGCGCTCGGCGATCCAGGCCTTGTAAGTGATCGAAGGCGTCGTGCCGCCGACGTCATTGTAGAGGCGAACCCAGTCGTACACCGTGTCATGCTGCTCGGTGATGAACGGGATTTCGTAGCGGCCGATGACAGAGTTGATCGAACCACCCGGACGAGCAGCCGTCGCACCGAGGGTGATCTGAGCAAGGATTTCCGTCGTGGTGAAGGCATCGGCGCCGGTCGCTGCACCCTGCAGAAGCAGATGATAGACCTCGTCCGCCGAGGAGATATCGATCGCCGAAACGTCGATGATTAGAACGCCTTCGAAGCGGCCGGGGCCCAGCTTCTTTTCGGCAGCGGCGCCGCCAACCTGGGACTGACCGTCTGCGGTAACAGCAGCGGCTCCATCGGCAAGGATCAGTTCCAGATCCTGATTGTAAACTCTCTGACCCATCGGTCCGATCTCCTGTTGAGAGGAAAGGCCCGCTTCCTGGCGGGCCTTTGTTGCGTCAGGCGACGAATGCCGCGTCGGTGATCGATGTCAGCCGGGTCACGCAATAGTCGGCTTCATCGACAAGGCCGACGTCCCAGGAGACGTTCGTGCCGTAGTTGACCGCGTCTTCGAGAAGACCCATGTCGCGGGCTTCCATGTTCTTCAACTGGATGCCATGCAGGCCGTCGGCGCTGATGTCGGCGACGAACAGCGATGTGGTAACGGCCGCACCGCCGCCCTGACCGACTTCCGTGAACGGGAGGATGACGCCGTCACGGCCCTTCGGATAACCGAAGAGGATCCGCTTGCCGGCATAGGTCATCTTCGGCATGCCGACCTCGTCCCAGGTCTGGATCACGAAACCTGCGATGGCGGTATTGCGGGCCGCCTGGATGAAGCGCGGCAGAAGATCGAGGCCGGCGATGATGAAGTTCGCATTACGCGTGTTCATAATCGCCTTGTCGAGATTGTAGAGCGACAGAGCCGCGCCGCCGGAAGCAACCGAATTGTGCATCAGGCGACCGTTCGCCGCGGTGCAGCGGGCCTTGATGCCGTTCGGCTCCTTCGGGTTGGACACGTTGTCGCCGGCAAGAAAGGCATTCGTGAAGAGGCGGGACTGCGCCTTCATCTGCATCGCTTCTTCCTTGGCGCGGCGGCTTTCGCCGTGACGCAGGAGGATGGCCTTGTCGACCTTCAGGATGGTGTCGATCGGGAAGCTGGTTTCCTGGAACGGGGCAATCTTGCCCTTCGAGGAACCGGCGCCTTCGTTGATCGCACGGAAAGCGGCCGTGCCGACGTCGGTTTCACGGTAGCCTTCGAATGCGGCGCCGCTGAACCCTTCGAAGGGAAGAACCTGCAGAATGTCGGATTCGTTCGCGAAAGTCTCGATCAGCGGACGCTCGATCGAAGTCTTTTCGAGACCCTTGGCGTATTCAGGAAGCGTCATTACTTCGGGCATTGGAAGACTCCTTCAGGCCGTCACTTTTTCGAGTGTTGACGGGCGTAGTTGATGCGTTCGGTGGGAGACATCTTGTTGTACTCCTCGTCCGATATTTCGGTTTTTCCTGAATCGCGACCCGCACCGGGATTACCCGGAACGTCACCTCTGTTGAGCTGCATAAGCCGCTCGAAAGCTTTGACCTGTTTCTCGGTGTAGAGCATTGGGGCCAAAGCCTGTGCGAACTCGCCGCCGAGTTTGGCGCCGAGCCATGTCGTCACGGCGCTGATGCGCGCCTTCCCATTGGGCCCGAGCTTTTCGGCCTGCTCATCAACCAGCCTCTTGATGTTGGCCTGCTCCGCGATGTCCATCTGGACACCCATTGCGACCAGTTCCTCGAACTGCGACTGGCTGAACCCTTTGGCATGCGCGAACTCGCGAGCCGGCCCGAGGCGCGGATCGGCTTCGTCGATGGCAATTTCCTGCCCTTCCGGCAGTTCGAAACCCTCGGGAAGCTTGAAATCCTTCGGAAGCGCAAGCTGATAGCCGTCCGGCTTTTCAGGGACCAACGCCGCGTTGGAATCGTGTTCCGCCTTGAAGGCGACCAGCGCGTTGAAGTCGTCGGACTTGAAGCCCTTTTCGGCGTCCCAGAAGTTTTCGGGGATGTAATCGGGACGTGCGGGCTTGGTGCCCTTGTCGTCGCCCTTGGCGTCACCGTTGCCCGCACCTTTATCGGCACCCGCACCCTTGTCGCCGGAGTCACCGCCCTTGTCGTCTGCGGAGCCGGCTCCGGCACCGGCGTTGTCGCCGCCGCCGGAGCCACCGTCGCCGCCATCTCCGGGAGGAGCCATCATGATGCGAGGGCCGAATGCCGAGGCGAACACGAACGCGCCGGGGCTACGCCCGACCAGCGGGGCCAGCCCGCCTTGATGTTCGTGTTTGCTTGCCTGCCGGCCCATGCCTTCGATCTCTGAAGTCTGTGCTTTGATCGGTTCCATCGCGTTCCGTCTCTGCTGCTGCAATGATTTCGGACGCAAATCTGCGTCGCTCGTCATGTCGCTGCAAAGCACAGGTATCGAGAGGCCCGATCGACATCAGTTCATCGTGGAGAAATTCGAAGAAGGCACGGCTTTCCGGCTGGCGCGAAAACCAGCGAAGTGCCAATTGGACATCGTCATCAGAAAGCTTGGCGCGCGTCATTGCTGGGCTCCGGGAACGACGCCGGCTTGCTGCGCCGCGTTCAAAATCCCTTCGACCAGGCCGCGAACCTGTTCGGCATCGCGCAGCTCGACCATCTCGTCCTTCATCACGCGCTTGAAGTTCTCGGCGGTCTTGCGCTCGTCGATCGCAGCCTGAGATGTCTCAGGAAAGAAGTTCTTGAGCATGGTCAGCAGGTTTGCCGCGTTCTGGACCTTCTGGTTATCGGCTGCCTGCGTCGCGGGGTTGTTCGGAATCAGGGTCAGTTTCTGACCGTTGATCTTCACGTCGGCGATCTTGCCGTCCTTCTCAAGCAGCCATTCGAACCGGCGGTAGATCGCATACGGACCTTCGCGCCAGAACTTCTTTCCGGGCGTGCCGATGCGGCGCTGGGCCTTGACCATCTCGTCGACCCACTGCGTCGCGGTCGGCGGAGTATCGCCCTTCTGCTCGGGATAGTCGGCGAAATGCTTGCGGCGGATGCGCCGTTCCAGGTCCGTCGCGGTATAGAACCCGAGATCGGCATTCCCTTCAAACGCAAGTTTGGCGATGTCGCGGCCGGAGCCGGGGCGCATCGCATACGCCTTGCCGGCCTCAAGCCCACCCTCGAAATCGGTGACACCGTCGTCGGGATAGCCGATCGGCGGCGAGATCGCGATATCGACCTGGTCCTGTGTTGCCGCGGTGATCACGTCGAGGACGCGGTATTCCTGCAGCGACTTGATCGACGGGCCGAAGCCCCAGGCATATTCGACGTCCGGAGACATCCGGGCGATGATGAGCGGCAGGCACCCCTCGCCTTCAAGTTCCTGCTGGTGAACGGCGATCCGATCGACGAGAAGGACATGCGTCCACCTGTCGTTTTCCGGGTCTGACCAGTCGCGCCAGAAACACCACACGATTTCGATCGTGCAGTTCTTCTCGTCCTTGATCTTCTTGTTGACCGATTCCGGCAACCTGATGCCGGGCAGGACGTCCTTCACCTTCGAACCCTTCACCCAGCGGACCCGGAACCGATCGCCGATGGTGCCGTCGGCTTCGACGTTGAATTCAAGCTCGCGCGGCGGGACATGCTGCGTAATGGTCGGCTTGGTGTTGAACGGTTTCGCGATCCACCACGCCACGGTTCCGACGGCGAGATGAGGATCGAGGCACGGGCCGAGCTCGGATTCGAAGTTCGATGCGCGGATCGCGGAAAAGATGATCTTGTTCCGATTGCCAACTTCCCTTTGAAGTTCGACGATTTCATCGGGCTCCAATTCCTGCGTCTCGGACTCGTCGAGGGCGGATTCGACCCAATCCTGGCCTTGCGGGAAAAATGCGGAGATCGCTTCCGTGGCGAAGTCTTCGGAGACCTCGGGGCCAATACCGGTTGCGAGATCCTCACGTTCCTCGTCCCGCCTCGGCGGCTTCTTCATCGTCGATTTGACCTCCCAGCACAGCCGGGGGCGCGTGAAGAAATAGGCCTCCTGAAGGTCTTTTTCGGCATCCGCCTTCTGCGCACGGGCATCCTTCAGACGCGAAAGCGCATCCTCGGTTACCGCTTTTGGCGGGAACTTAGGAGCCTCGGATTGGGGCTTCTTGAGATTGACGACTGCCATTTCACCTCACACTCCGGCGAGGCTCATGACCCCGGTCCGGCCAGAGGTGCCGGCCAGCGCCCGACGGGTGCCGAAATAGCGCAGCGCCTGATCGGTCTCGGTCGAAAGACGATCCTGGATCGTGTTCACCTTTTCCTGAGCTGCGGCGGCTTTCTGGCGTTCCAGTTCGGGATCCGGTTCGAGCTTGGGAGTTTTCACCTTCATCGTGCTAACCTTCAGGCCCTATGATTTCGCCACCTTGGGCGAGACATTGCCGAAAAAGGGCATCAGGGCGCAAAGCACACGTCTTCAGGCCAAGGATGTGAGCCACGGCCGGGACACACCAGAGGCCGGTTGTCCAATTCTTGCTGAAATCGGGGATCAGCGGCGTCGCCATGCGAACAACCGTCTTCCCGGTGCTATATGCGCCGATCAGGATGTCGGCTTCGTGGTTGCCGACGACGTAAAGCCGGCTCCGGTCCAATTGGAAGTCGAAAAACACCCACGTCTGCGCCCGTTCCACGAATCCGAAACAGGAAACGTGCTTGAACCGGCCGCAGGCCAGCCAATCGATCCATTTCGCCGAGGCGACGGGGTCGAAAACGACATACCAGTCCTTCGGCTCGCAATCGAGGATCTTCAATCCGCCTGGCAAAACATCAGAACCCACCGCGCCGCCTCGATTTCTTTGCTGGCCTCGTCGAAACAGGATCTTTCCGGCCGGAATGGCTACCTCCGGTGACCGCGCGCCCCTCGCCTGCGCCGAGAAGCATGTATTGCGTGGCATCAGCGATGTCGGAATAGCGGTCTTTGAATGGCGTCTCTTCGTGTCGGGATGTACCCTTGATGCGCTTGAAGTGATATCCGCCAGCACATGCCACCTTCAGCGTTCGACAATTAGTGCCGCAGACGAGAAACCGCGGGTTCCCATTGACCATCGTGATCATCGCGTATTCGACAGCCTCGATACGGGTCTGGATGTGATTGTTTTTTACCGGCGCAGCGCGAACCGGCATCCCGTATGAGCGGAAGATGTCATAAGCAGTCGTCTCATCAGACTGGGTGCCGTCATCGCCCTTTGGATCCCCGAAAAAATGAACCTCGTATCCATTTTTTTCGCGGTCGCCGCCGACAGCGAACCATGTGCCAAGGCGCTTCGTCAGTAGCTGCTTGACGATCGGCGCGAAAATCGACGCGCCAACGCCCCGGGCCGCGGCTTCCGAGAAGATGATCCAACGATTGTTGATGAGTTGTCCGACGACACAGGCCGGCTGTCGCCCGAAGTCGAGACCGACGTAGACCGGCCATCCGGGAACTGGATCCAAAGGCTCCTTCGAAACGTGGCTGTCTTCGCTGAATTGCTCCCAGACCGGTTTTCCGTCGACGTAAACCGTGATCTTGTTGAGGACGCGGCTATCGATCCATTGCTTCGTCTTGCCCTTGACCTTTTCCGCGTAATAGCCCGGCTTCAGCCATTTCGTGTTCTCCGCCTTCGGGTTCATCCGATACCCGATGAGCTGACCCGCCGCGTTCTTGACCTCAAGCATCGCCGGCGGCTGGACGTGATAACCCCAATTGTCGGGCTTCTGGTAGGCAAGCCGCTCCTCTTCCGTCCAATCGTCGGGGATCGGCACCTCGCCCATCATCAGCGGGATGAAATGATCCTCGCGCGGGGCGTTCATATCGGCGATGACGCCGTCCCAGGTCGCGCCGCCGTCCTTCACCGCCGGATATCGCCCGGTCCGGCTTTCCGCCTCGTCGAGAATCGCCTTTTCGATGAACTCGAGCTCGTTAAACCAGATCCCGGTAAATTCGAACGATCGCAGCTTTCGAACGTCGTCTTCCGTGTCGAGCGCCAGGAAGATGATTTCCATGTCGACGTCGCCGATCCGGATGATATGCCGGAACGGTCGATCCCAATAGAACCGGCCGTAGACCTCCTCCGGAAACCAGTCCAACCAGGTCTTCACCGTCGTGTTCTTGAGATCCGGGAATGTGTTGCGGCACACCGCCCAGCGGGTTTTTCTCACCCCGTCGCTGTTTCGCGCCTGCTCGCAGGAAATCGCCCACATCTTCATGATGCAGGCTGTCGACGTCCCGGAGCCGATCGACCCACGGATCACCGAAACATGCTTCCGGCACCGCAGGAACTCCCGAAGCACCTCGCCATCGGGTCGATAGATCTTGCGGCCCTGTGCATCGAGCTCGATTGTCGGGCGGGTGGCCGGCCGGTCCGGCTCAACGACCTGGAGCAAGCTCGTTCTCCATCTGCCCTTCCATCATCCGATGCAGGCGAAATTCCAACATGGAGACTGCGGCGAGCCGCCGAGGCGCGTCATCGGTCGCCGTGAACCCGGTGATCATCGATCCGTCCGCCTTCGCACAGGCATAGGAGAAATCGACGAGCTCGCCGGCTTCTGCCCGTTCTAGCAGATCGCGGATTCGCTCGACGACTTCCGCTTTCCGGGCAGACTTCGCGTCGAAACTGACAACGTTCAGGGACATATCAGTCAGCCGGCCCACAATCCGAAGCCATGAACCACTTGTCGTCGATCCGCACCATCCCGGCGCCAGACGGATCAACCGTCACCGCTTCGACGATACCGACAATCCCTGAAATGCTATGCTTCACCGTAAGTCCGAGCATGACAACCTCCATCGCTTGAGATGGCGGCATCATCGGTAATGCTGACGGATGCGGCAAAGCACAGGAAGACTGATCGGGAAGGTGACCGGGAACGAACCCCAATCCTTGGATATCCGGCCTATGACGAGCATTCCCGTCTGCGGGCCTTCCTGACCATCAAGGCGCACCATAGTCGGCCCCGAAGGGTAGCGGCCTACGTGGGATTTCCACCGCTGTTTAACCGACTGGCTTGGCGTTCTTTTGCAGGTTTTCACCAAGCTCGGCTGCAATCCGCCGCCCAAATCCGAATATACCCGATTTCCTCAGTAGGTAAAAAAATATCTGGGTCAGGTTGTCCAAGTGGGGCGAATATCGTGTGAGGGTGGAACTGGAAGACTCGAGCCCAATTTTGCCCCCACCCCCTCCTGAGACGGCCCCAAACGAGAACGAACCCGGTACGGGGCCGCGTTCCTCATTCCTCCTCGGGAACGTCCGTCAATTCGTCTAACCCGATAACGTCATCCGTCCCCAGATGCTCTATCTGTGGCGCGCTCTTCACCGCCTCATCAGGCCTCAGATCCAGCACATAGCCAGGCGTCACGTTCACCGTGTTGTTGACCTGCACGTTCACCGTGGCACCGACTGCATGGCTGGGTCTGTCCATACCGTCCAGGTACTTGGCTGCCTCGAACTGGATGCGCTCGGTCTTGGCGTCGTCGACCAGCTCAATCATCTTCCGTAAGGCACGAGGGCGACCGCTGGTCCGCAACACCTCCATACACTCATTCATGAAGGCGAGAACGTCCGGCTTGGTGAGTGCCTTTCGTAGGCTGTCGTCTTTCATCCCCACGGCTTCAGCGGCATCCGCTCTGCGTCTGCCTTCAAACACCATGAGTTCGACTGCTGCCTTTGCGAGAGGCGACAGCGAGGGCTCTTTTTTTTCTTTCTTGAGGAGGGCTGCTGCTGTCTGCGCTCGGTGGGCGACTGACTGCGTGGTCTGCTTGGAGGGGAAGGCCATCGCTGCTCTTCTGATCCGGTTGCGCCTGTGGCCCGCTTCGCTTGCGCCGCTGTCGGCGCTGCTTCGCTATGTGGTGAAGGGGCTGCGACAAGGGGAAAGGAGGGGTGAGCCGCGCGATGGGTAGCACGGATGATTCGGAGGATGCAAAGCACAGGTTTATTGTGTTGGTTTCTCAGTGGGTTAGAGGGAGGCCGAAAAAGGGGGCTGAAATGGGTACCTCCAAAACGATGCGATTATCGTATGTTGGGGTGTTCGGAGGCGATACGATTATTACATTGATATGGGGTGGTTATGATGCGATTATCGTATGACGCGATGAGGCCATAATGACAGATCAGCCCCCAAAGAATGCACCTGAGCACCTCAGGGCGCGCTACTGGCGCGAGAACATAGCGAAGATGTCGAGGCCTGAACTGGCTGAAGCCATCGGTTATTCGGTGTCGACGATCGGCGATATGGAAGCCGGGATGAACCGGATCACGAAGAAGCCGATCGATCCGCTGGCGATGAAGCGCTATCGTCTGTTGTGCATGACGGTGGGGCTGGACGCGGAATTCGATTGGGGACGGCTAAGGATGACGATCGTTGACCCGGTCGAATTGACGATGTGGGCAGCGGAGAGGATGAGGAGCAAGCGGAAATGAGGGCCGTCTACGATATTCTGATGGATGCGATTAGAAGTAGCGATTTGGATCCACCGATGATCCGTATGTCGCGCAAATGATCGACGCAGCATTGCAGGAGGAATGATGGCACAGCAAGAGATCACCGACCTGATCAAAGCCGCCGAGGCATTCGTCGACGAGCTCAGGCTGTTCGGCTACGGCGAGACGAACCTGAAACCGTTGCCAGGGTCGTTCGAGCCGTTCGTCGCCGCCCTTGAGGCGGCACGCGAGAAGATGATCGATGAGGCGCTGGATCAGGACGGGGGGAACGACCTTGGCTAAGAAATCGATGTCCGATATCGCCGCGGAACTTGAGCGTGAGCGGATCAAGAACGGCGGCGCCCGGGACTACGACGATCTGCCGAATCCCTTGAGCGACAACGCTTACCTCTATTACATCCATCACCGGGCCGGCTGGGCGAACACGTACCTGAAGGAGATCAGGAACACCGGCTATGTGCTTATCGTGCTGGTGATGGCGATCGTCGTGAAGCTCTACGGCATCCTCTGATCAATCGTCTTCCCAACGGCTATCACTCAGGCTGTGGGCGCCACCAGGATCACCGAGGCCGCGGGTCTCGCCATCACCCTGAGATTGGATCAGCCGGCGCTTGCCAACTGCGAATTTGCGCATCAGCGCTCTGGCGATGTCGCTCGCCGCTTCGTGCCTGGCGATGTCCCATTCCGTCTTGCTGGACCAACGTTTCGCGTCGTCGTCATCGATGTCGAATAACGCGGTGAAGACGGTTAGATAGATTTCGTTCAAGGTCGCCGGCTCGCCGTTGCCGAAATCCCACCGGAACACGAACGGATCGAAGGTGCGGTCCAGTATCTTGCGGGCAATGGCGTGGATGTCGCCGGTGTCCCTCTTCCGGGATCGTCCGGTTCCTGCGAAGGCGTTGATGTAAGGCTTTTCGATGCAGGCGATGCGATGGACGATCGCTGCTTTCAGCTCTTTCGGTATGTCGACATCCATGGAAATGTTCTCCCTTCGTTCACGTAGGGAGATATTCCTATTCAGATCGAGAGTCGAGAGGAACGCTGCAAGACGGTGATGGAGCCGCGGTGATCACTATTGCTTTTCAACCCACAGTAAACGAATAATCCTTAGAGACACGGGTGGGATATTGATGGGCAACCTATTTGGAATAGTGGTCTTTTTCATCATAATAGGTGGCTGGATGAACCACCTTTATATTTGCTTTAATGAGAAGCTTTGGGGCTTCCTCATCGCTGGCGCTATATTTTTTCCGGTCGGCGTGATCCATGGATGGGGCGCCTGGCTAGGCTTTTGGTGAGCCCAAAAGCATTCATCAATTTCTTGATCGGTCGCCTCGTTAATCCGATCAATTGCGCGCTGATACTCTCGGCGGTAAATCTCTTTCATGCGCCCTTCCCCTTCCTCGGCCGGCGCGGCAGATCGACGAGGATGATGCCGACCCTGAGACCGCCCAACCACAGCGGCAGGGTGTCGGGACCGACGCCGCGGCCGTACTTCTTGCCCGGGTTCTCGAGCTTGTTCGTGTAGTTTTCCTGCATGCCGGATCGAGCGTCGACCTCGCTGCACGGCATATCCAGCGCCTCACGCCGCGCCCGCATGGCCTTCACGAAATCCTCATAGGTCTGGATGACATCGGACGCGATTTCGAGCCCGAGCGCCTTGTTCTTCTCCTCGACGTCGCGCCCGGCTTTCTCGGCATCGAACTGATGCAGATCCGAGGCGCGGAAGAACCGGCGCTTGTTGATCATCATCGGCTTCGGGAAACCGAGCGACGGATCGCGCAACCAGCGTTCCAGCGTGCGGACGCTGATGCTGTATCGGTCCGCGACCTCAGCCATATCGAGATGATAATCGATCTTTTTCAGCGCGTTCACTGCAATCCCCACTGTGTCAAATGCTGCCAAACCACGACATTCGATGTCATCACCACGGTATGAAGTCATCATCACTCGGCGGCGCGGCCATTGCCGGTTTCGGCTCCGCCGCAGCGAGGTCGGAGGCGACTTTGCGCCGAAATGCCGATTGATCAGCATCGATGCTCTTTGCATCCGGCAAGGCCGCCACCTTCTTCCAATATTCGGCTTTGTCGGCATCCATCGGCTCATGAACCGGAGAGAAAACCGACGCTTTGGATTCCAGATGCGCTAATCGGAAGCTGGTTCGCATCAGCCGAACGCTCTCGATTTGCCGTCTTCGCTCCTCTGGCGAGATCTCCGCTGGCTTCACGGCCTCCGACAGCGCGTTCTTCTTCTCCCGCAGCCTGGCGACGTCATCGAGGATGACGCGGCATTCCGCGCGGGCCATCGCCGCCAGCTGCGCCGGCAACGGCATGAACTCCGCCGGCACATCCGGATATTCTCCGCGCTTCAGCTTCGCCACGACGGTCATCAGGCCGTGAACCGGCACACCGCCGAGCGCGATCGTGTATTCCTTGATGAAATCGGCGGCCGCGATGCTCTTTGGCACCAACATGCCGCCCGATTTCAGCATATGCAGGCATTCGGCGATGAAATCCGGCCGAGATGGCTGTAGCTGCTCAGTGAGAGCGCCAATCTCCTGATCCAAGGTCGACAGTATCGCCGGCAAATTGCTCATTTCGGGAAACCCCTCTGGCCTCGTCTAACACCCGCTGCACATCGTCCTGATGCTGCATGAACTCGCTTTTCTGCTTCGCTGGCGGTCCTTGTGAGTTGCGTCCGGCTAGCCATTCCGGCTTGACGCTGGTCCAGTTACGCAAGACCATCTCATCCGCCGCGGCGACTGGGTTTGGGCATGAGAGCAGAGCGGAGAGCAGCAGTTTTCCGGCATGCTCGGAGAACGTCGCGCCCTTCTTGCGCCTGACCATGCAGATTGCCTCGACCCGATCGTCATCGAGAGCAGTCCGGATCTGGGTTTTGAATGCTTCGACATCCGGCTGGGATTTTTTCTTCGGAGACGCGCTAGCGCTGTCTTCTGAACGAAGTGAAGAAGACTCTCTGGTATCTGGCTTCTGGTTAGCATTGCTCGGGCTTTGCGAATGCAATGCGTCCGCATCGTCACGAATGTTGTTTTCTTTATCTTTTTTGCTCCACCGTGCGTTCGCTGCTCGCGATCCTACCTCTGACTTTTCCGAGAGGTAGACTTGCTCTTTTTCGACGCGATCGTTCCAGAGCCCGGCTTCTGACCGGCTGATTTTTCCCTCTTCAATGAGGGTATCGAGCGCCTTTTTGAATGCGGAATTGGATGCACCACAGAGGCGCGCGAGACGCGAATGATCCTCCGGAATCGGTTCGCCCCGCTCGTACATCGTCGCAATCAGCGTGATGTAAACACCGGTCTCGACAGCACTCATGCCGCGAGTTCCGCCAAGCCAGTCGGAAGGGAAAAACCGCACCCAAGGCATTTTTGACATCATTCCACCTCCGCCAGCGCCAGCAGCCGCCGACGTTCCTTGCGGCGCTTCTTGGACCTGTCCTGATGCTCGCGGGGAGATCCGTAACGGCTGCCCATGGTGCGGACATACATGCGCTGCGGCATGACGGTGAGCACCGAGCCGCGCTGCAGAACGAACACGAACCCGTCGTGCTTAACTGCGCCGCTGATGCCTGAACGGACGGCGAGGAAGACAATCGGGCTCAGGATGGCGTTGCGAACAGCATCCACCGGCAGCCCCGCACGCTGGCAGCAGAGACGGGCCTTGCGGTCCTCGGCGAGGTGATCCATACCCACCAGCCATTCATCCACCGGCAGGCCGAGCACGCGATCGAGGTAACGGATGACGGCGTGGTAGGAGACGCGATCAAGCATCGGCCCTGACCTCTCGACCAATGAAGCGCGGTCCGCCGACGTGCTGGGCGTGGAAGCGGTACCAGGCGCAGTTCTCTTTGCCGGTCATCTTGGTGTCGGGCATCCATTTCAGGCGGCCGACGCTGACGATGTGGGAGCACTGATCGATGTATGGGGCGGACTGCTGGGTGTGAGCCCAATCGGCGTCGAGCAAGATCCACGTCGGAGCAATATGCATAAAGCGTATAATCATCGCGTGGAGAATGTCGCGCCGCCAGGGTGTGTTCGTGATGATCGCATCGAACACCGCGTCCTGATCGAACGGATGGACGAGCGCATCGAGCCCGGAGCTGATATCGCCCTCGTAGGTGCAGACCAGCCCGGCCGCCTGCAGCTGCCCGACAAGATACCCCTCGCCCGCGCACGGTTCGGCAAACGTCTTCACGCCGCGGAGGTGCGGTATCAGCTTGGCGACCGCGTTCGGATCGATGGTCTGGTAGGCGTCGCGATCGATGCGCGGGAAGCTGGAACGTTTGCCCATCACGCCACCATCAGCTTCGAGGGGATCGCCAGCCGCTCAGATCGGGTGCCGGCACCAACCGACAACCGATGATGACCGGCGCAATAGGAGCTTTCCGGCTGCGCTGGATGGCCGCAGAACAGCATATGCGACTTCTCGCCCTCGACCGGCCACCGGCAATCGGTGCGGCCGAGATCGATGAGCGCCGTCAGCAATGGCTTCGGCATATCTATGGGCGCCGGCCGCAGCTCGATCGACTTGACCTCTGCCACTTTGACCGGATCCGGCTTCTTGCGGGCGAACTGTGCCTGGCCGACAAGTGGCTTAACCGTGGGCTTCGGCGGCCGGGCCAACTGCAACTTCTTCCGCGTCGCGATCCGCTCCGTTTTCGGTTTTGGGGCGCAGCCAGGCGCGCGGTCTTGCAGGCGGAGGCGATGGACCTTTCCAAGGACGGCATTGCGGGAAGCGCCGCCGAGGCGAGCCGCGATCTGCGTTGCGCTCAGGCCTTCGCTCCACATCTTCCGCAGAGCCGAGATCCGTTCGTCATTCCAATCGAAATCGCTCATGTAAGCCTCACAAGTTGATGACTGGCGCCGGAACGCCTTCGAGGCTGCTGACCTCGACAATCAGCCCGGCTTTGTTGCCGAGCAGCTTCCAGCAGGAGGAAAAGGAGATTTGCGCGTCGTCGGCATACGCGATGGTGTTCAGCGCATCCTTGACGATCTTGGTGATGTTGTCGGCGTCCGGCTTCGTGATCTTCCAGGCACCATCGGCAGCAGCGAGCCGCGCCTTTGTGGTCGCCTTCGGCCAGAGATAGACGGCAACGATCTTGAGCTGCAGCGGGCCGGCGAGAGGGCCGGCGAACCGCTTCATCTGCTCATGAGCTTCGGCGCGGATCATGCCCATGTAATTCCGCTGGCGGGCGGGCGTGAACTTGACGACGGTCTTGCCGCCGCCTGCCCGAGCCCACGGCACCACATCGCCAGGAATGATGAACTTGATCCGCGCCTCGCCCATGCTGGTCATGCCGCCTGTGGTGCGTCCGACGGGTCCGCGTCAGGCGTTTCCGCCTCGTCGTCGCCGGCAGTGACCGGTTCGCTGTCGTCTTCATCGTCGATCGGGAGGTCGGGCTGATCCTTGTCAGCTTTCGGTTCCGCCTTCTGGCCGATGAACTGATCGGGATTGGCGAAGATGACGATGCAGGGCTGCCCGATGTTCTCGGCGACCTTCTCGATATTGGCGACCGATGAAGGCGCGATGAGCTCGGATTTGATCTCGTCCTTGACCGTGAATTTCGAGATCCGGCCGAACATCGGATCCTGACCACGCGCCGCGATCATGGCGACCGCCCGCCGGACGATCGTTTCCGAGGCATTGGAGATCGCGTAAATCTTGTCCGACTGAGCAGCCTCGCTCATCTTCGACCAAGGCGTTTCCATGCTGCGGATGTGGGTAAGCATAACGTCGCGGAGATCGCCCGAAAGCGTCTCAGCGGCCATGTCCTCGACTGAAGGTTCTGACATTTCCATCGCTCCAGATCCTCGAAGGGTTGAGGGTTTCGGGGCGCGCGAGGATCACCGCGCCCGTCACGTGTTCGATCGCCATCTGGCAGTCGAGATCGGTTTGAGTGGGAGCCGTGCCGCAGAACTCGCAGATCAGTCCCGCATTCAGGACGGACTCGCATTCCGGGCAGCGCGGCAGACGCCGCAGGGCGGCACCCATCAGAAAATCCTCCGGTTATCGGGACCGGAAGTGATTGCGATGAAATTGAGGGCGAGGATCGCGACAACGACGAGGGCCGCGAACACGGCGAGAAGCGCAGTCATCCATTGATCTCCGAGTGTTTGGTTTCGATTTCGAGACCGCCGTCGGAGCGATCGATCGGCTTGCGGCGACGGGAGATCAGAACGCGGATCGCCGCATTCTTGCAGGCCGTCGAACAGGCGTTGAACCAGCTCGACAAGACGAGCAGCCAATCAGCGATGAGATCCTTCATCTGTCCCTCCCCTTCAGCTTCTCGATCTGGTCGCGGATGAACTCCTGCTTCAGTTCGAGCTCGGCGATGTGGACGCCGCGGTGAAATTCCTTCCACCAGCGCGTGCCCGATCCTTCCATGATGGATTGCAGCAGTTCGAACCCGGCGTCGGAGCGCAGCAGGTTGACGAGGGCATCGGCGCCCGGCTCGGTCCGGCCTTCAAGCCAGAGCTCGACAGCGCGTTTCGAAACACCGGTGCGGCCGGCGAGGTTGGCGGCGGTTTTCGACGGCCACAGGCGGCGGGCCATATCGCAAACGGCGTCAACACACCGAATCCGGTTACGGTTCTTGTTGAATCCAGAGTCGCCAAAAAGAGATGATTGTGCAGACATCAAACACCTGAGGATATTAGCAAAATGAAATCAGATGCTTCGGTCAGACGGCTTCCATCACCGGCAGGAAATCTGTCGGTTTTAGATCGATCCCTTTCGACTTCGCGGCTTGGAGAATGGCGTCGACATGCCAGTGAGGCACAACCCCGCCAGTCCCGCCCTTTTCCTTCGGCATTCGCCAACGCATCACCGTGTGTACGGAGACGTCTGTGACCTCAGCCAAAGGCTTCAAGCCCTTGAATTTGATGATGATCGTGTTTGCCGGTTCGCATCTCATTGCGCAAATGTACGTTATTCATACAGAAAGAGCAAGACGGTATGTACGATTTTGCTAAATGCATTATGCCGCGCAATGTGCGAAAAACGAACATGCGCGACGAAACCATTGAAATCTATTTGGATTGGATACGGGAGGGCCTGAAAGCCCCCGGCATGACCCAGACCGGGCTTGCCAAACATCTGGGGATCGCGCACCCGCAGATCACCCAGCTTCTCAAGGGCAAGCGTAATCTGAAGGTTCATGAGATCCCCAGGATTGCCGAATACCTCGGCACTGAACCGCCGAACGTTGAGGCACGGCCCGTCACCGAGAAGCTTGTTCCGGTTCGCAAGGCTGGCCTCGTCGAGGCCGGCACCTTCCGCGAGGTCGACGAGTTCGACCAGTCGGAGCCGGACGAGATCTCTATCGAGCCCGACAAGAAGTACCCGAACGCGAGGCGGATGTTCTTCGAGGTTCTCGGTGACTCGATGAACGATCTACGCCCGAGCCCGATCTTCCCCGGCGCAAAATGCATCTGCGTCGCCTATGAAGACATCGCACACCAGGTTGATCTGCGAGACGGCATGGTTGTTGTGGTGCAGAGAACCCGGGACGGCGGCCATTTCCGTGAATGGTCGGTAAAGCAGATCGCGCTCTACAACGACCGGGTCGAGTTTTTGCCCAGGTCGACCAACCCGAAGCACAAGCCGATCGTGATCCGCCGGGACAGTGAGGCCGATGACGGGGTGACGGTGGAAATCATCGGCCTGGTCCGGCACGTCATAAACGATTTCCCCGATTTCGACTAAACCATCACGATATTGAACAGGCGCCCGATGACACTGCCGCACGGCTGGCAGTGATAGGGGATCGACTGCAGAAATGCGCTGTCGATCATATCTTCCGGATCGATCGGAGCGTCGTCGACATCCGGCACGTCCACCTCCCGCACGCTCTCGCGCATGCAGTTCTCGCAGCGGATATGAAGCTCAAATGAGGGTCTGCATTTCAATGCGGGCATGCCCATAATGTTCTCCTTTCGTTCTTAGGAAAACAGAACCGGGGCAAAGAGTCGAATCGATTCTTTCGGAGTCGTGAAGATTTCTTAATGCGCGTCAATCTGTATGTTTTGCGTACATACCCACTTTACAAGCATGTATGATTTGCGTACACTCTCTCCATCACAGGAGAGCGCAATGTTTTCTATCTCACAATCCAACCCAACCTCCGGGTATGACGTACGTCGCCGCAACGGTCGCGGCGGCAATGACGACAGCAACGGCAATCTTGCTCCAATCCTTCGGCTTCCCATTTGGTTCAAGGCCACCGACCAAGAAGCCGATCGCAACCAGCGGCCCGAAGAAACCGATTGCCGTTTCGACCAGCATATAGACACTCTGCATTGCAGCACCGCCTTTGGCACAACGAAAACAGCAACGCAGCACGCGAACGAATACGGCGTCAATCCCTACTTCTTCGGCGACGAGTTCGCAGAAGTCCAGCCGCAGGAAATCCGGTTCGACAAGGCCGAGGCTGATCGCGAGATCGCCCGCGCCTTCGCCGGTCCCATCGCCACCTTCGCATTCGCATCGGCCGTCAGCATCCTGGTTCTTGCCGGGATGATGGCCGTCGGCGCCGTTGTCGCCATCGAGCGGCAGCACGCTGAACAGGCGAGGGTCTGACCAATGACCGAGACCAAGAAAATCGATGATGGCGGCCCTGCGTTTGCCGGCGGCCTGTTCGAACCTCAGCACGGCGGCACCAATGATCGTGAGCCGTGGAACCCCGGCATGAGCCTTCGCGACTGGTTCGCCGGTCAGGCGCTGGTAGCTATGGGGACATGGATGCCGGTTCCTGCATCTGGATACCCGAATTTGCTCCAGATCGAAACTCAGACGGCGCGGGCTCTGTGCGCCTATGCTCAAGCCGACGCCATGATCGCCGCCCGGAAAGGCGGTGCAGCATGACCGACACCATCGCAAAATACGAATTCGAAGAGCTGAACCCGCAGATCGATGGATTCCACGTCGAGGGGATGATGCTCTACGGCACCGCCACGCTCGTCAGCGCCTACCCCGACGAGGAGGAACACGAGTTCTACGTCAGGGAAATCGAACTGGTCGGCGGCCTCACCTTGCGCGCCGACAACCGCAAGACCGGCCAGTACACGTTCCGCGGCCAGTTGTTCAAGGCAATCGAGGCCATCCTGACATCTGCCCGCACCGCGCACGGTAAGGCCGCGCAGATCGCGTTCGACGAGGAGCTCGAAGGCAAGCGCGAACCAGATCCGGACCGTCGGCACGACGAGCGCCGCGACCATCAGGCCATGGGGTGGGTAGCATGAGCACTGTTCACGCACACCGCCAAGCCTCAGTCGAGGAGATAGCCGCCGAGATGGATCGGCGCGGAGTTGTTATCGAAAAGCTCGAGGCCGAATGCAATCTGTTCAAGGGCAAGTACCGGGCTCTTCTGAAGCTGATCAGCAAGACGCGCGACAAGCTCGTCCACGTCACCGACCATATCGAGGATGAAGGTGATCGCCAGTATTTCGGCAGCACCAACGACGCCGACGCACTGCGCGATCTCTATGACGATATGATGCGGTGGATCTGGGATGCGGTTGATGAAACGAACCGCATGAAATCTGATCCGTATGCCGACATTCGGAAACAGCGGGCTCGTGCCGAAACCGCAGAGGCCGCCCTCGCCGCCAAGGATGCGGCGCTACTCGAAATAGCGCGCAAGACGGTGGGTGTTGGCGCGACAATGACGGAAACGATCGGCGACGGTCGTCCACGCATCAAGATCAACTTCGACACCGTTGAGGAAATGCGGTCATTCGTCGATGGGTTGAGAGCGTTACGCGCCGCCCTCTCCAAGCAGGAGGGTACCGAGTGACACACTACAGCACCTGCACGAACTGCGCAGTCGATAAGGACATGTGTCCGCGCCGCGAGAATCTCCGCAAGGCCCTCAAGGGAAGCGCGGTTTACAGCCTCAAATTCAAGTGCCCGGATCGGCTCCCGATGTTTCAGCCGGGGCAGCGCGTCGGCTTCGATTGGTCCCTGTGGGATGCTGACGATTACGATTCGAGCGAGCTTCCCCTGACTTTCTCAGGGACAGTTTTGCGGGAGCGTGGAACGAAGTTCGTCATCCAAGTCGATAGCGGCCCTGACACGTCTGGCGAAGGCATCCAAGCATCGGACGTTTTCAAAAAGAACGATGCGCTCCTGACCAAGGTGCGGCCGGCGAAGATGACCGCCCTCGACGAGCCAGCGAGGAAAGTCTGCCTCACCTGTTACCACGTCGAAGGTCAGGCCGAGGACCGTTGCTACAAAAGCGGGACGAGTTGGGTTCCGAATGGATGCATCGAGCCTGATGTCAGCCCGAAGCGGGACGTCAATGATGACGAGGTGGTGTTCTGATGACCGATCTCATCACCTCCGAGACCGTCACCACCCCAGGCCTGTATCGCATGACCGAGGCGGCTTACCACGCCGATCCCTGCCCCGTGCCCAGCCTCAGCCGGTCGATCGCCGAGAAGCTGCTGCTGGAATCGCCCCGCCACGCGTTCACCGCCCACCCGCGCCTGACGAAGCAGGACGAGGAAGACAAGAACAGCCGGGTCCGTGACATCGGGTCCGCAGCTCACGCCCTGTTGCTCAGGCAGCCGACGGAAATCGCCGTTCTGGAATACGACGACTTCAAGAAGAAGGTTGCTCAGGAAGACCGGGCTGCTGCACAGGACCGTGGCGCGATCCCGCTGCTCACCAAGGATTACGAGACGGCGGTCGGCATGTTCGAGATGGCGAAGCGCGAGCTTGCCGACAATGAGCACGCCGCGATCCGAGCGCTGGCGAATCCGGTCGACGACGAGGCGACGTTCAACGAAGTGACGGCAGCATGGATCGACCGTTGCGGCGATCACTGGGCCCGAGCTCGGATGGACCGGGTCAGCGTAACTGCCGCCCGGATCACCGTCATCGATTACAAGACGACGGAACTCAGCGCCGCCCCGACCGAAGTCGCCAGGGCGATCTTCAACAACAAGTACCATTTCCAGGACGCGTTCTATCGCCGCGGCATCCGTCATCTCTTCCCGGAGATCGATCGCCACGAAAAGAAGCTGTCGTTCCTGTTCATCGTCCAGGAGCAATTCGCGCCGTTCGAGATCACCGTCACCGAGATCGACGCCGCCGGCCGCGTGCTGGGCGAGAAGATGGCGTCGGACGCCTTCATGCTCTGGCGCAAGTGCCACGCCGAGAACTGGTGGCCTGGCTATCCCAAAGGCACCGTCCGCGCCGAGATGCCCCCGTACATCGAGACGAACTGGCTCGCCCGCGAGATCGAAGACCCGTACCTGCAGAACCTCGGCTACGACCCCATGCCGATGTTCGAGGCCCAGCCCTACAAGCCTAAGGAGATCATGTCGCCATGCTGATGTCAGAGAACGCTAAGCGCGACGACACCAGCCTGCGCGACCTCATCTTCCAGCTCTGCGAGGTTGATGTTCAGGCGGGAATCCTGACATGGAAGCGCCGCCCATCCCAGATGTTTCCTGACCAGAGGGCTTGTGACTCTTGGAATACGCGCTTCGCTGGGAAGGAAGCTGGATCGACGAACCGGCGCGGATATCGCGAAGTTCAGATCGACGGTCGCCTACATTTGCGCCACCGTCTCATCTGGCTGGCCGAACACGGCGTGATGCCGATCATGCTCGATCACGAACATGGCGTGGCTGCCGGCGACGGCATCGGCAATCTGCGACAGACCAATCAGCCTGAGAACACCAAGAACGCCAAACGTCAGGTCCGCAACAAGTCAGGATGCACCGGCGTCGATTGGTACGCCGCCTCAGGAAAGTGGCGGGCCTCGATCCGCGCCGACGGACAGCGCGTCCACCTCGGGCATTTCGACAAGATCGAAGACGCCATTGCCGCCAGGAAACAGGCCGAGCGTCTCTATGGATTTCACCCAAACCACGGGAGAGCAGCTTGACCAGCAGCTTCACAGACGGCGTGCGAGACGACACGTCATTGATCATCGGCGTCGCCGGCCCATCGGGCTCGGGCAAGACCGTAAGCGCCCTCCTGTTGGCTCTGGGGCTGGCAGGCGACGAGCCTATCGCATTCATCGACACCGAAGGCGGCCGGGCGCGGCACTATTTCCCAACGCCAGACGACAAGCGGCCACAGTCCGAGCTGCTGAAGGAATTCCTGTTCCGGGTGAAGTACATGGACATGCGGCCGCCGTTCACACCAAAGGCGATCTGGGCTGCGATTAACGAGGCAATTGATAAGGTCGGCGCCAGGGTTGTCGTGATCGATTCCGCGTCCGACGAATGGGAAGGCGTCGGCGGTCTCCACGATATGCACACCGCAGAGATGGCCCGCCTCGCGAAGAAGCCTTACGAATCCTTCGCCGATTGGGAGATGCACAAATTCAACTTCCCGGCCTGGGCGGTCCCGAAGGCCGAGCACAAGACGCACCTGATGAAGAACCTGCGCCAGGTGCGCGCTCACGTCATCTTCTGCTTCCGCGCCCGCGAGGTGACGAAGCCAATCGAGATCGAGGATCAGAACGGCCGAAAGAAGATGACGGTCCAGAATGTTGGCTGGCAGCCGATCTGCGAGCAGAACATGCTTTACGACATGACCATCTCGTTTATGGTCACTCCCGACGCCAAGGGCGTGCCGCTGATGCAGAACGGCGAATTCTACGGGAAGCTGAACGCTCCCTATGCGCAGTTCTTCCAGCCAGGCAAGCAAGTGTCGATGGAGACCGGCAAGCGCCTCCGCGCATGGGCGCGCGGCGAATCCACTACCCCATCTCGTCAAGCCTCGCCTCCAAGGCAAGACGAGCAGGGGGCCGGCGCTCCCTCCTCCTCCCAGGTGCCGGCCCCTGCCCACAACGCTGACCTGCTGCGTGAGTATCACGACAAGCTCGCCGCCGAGATCGACGCAGACGGCGTCACCGTCGCGCATCAGGCGTTCAAGCCGAAGCTCGGACCCGGCGATGTCGATACCGCCAAGCGCATCCTTGGCGCCCACATGCAGCGGATCCGCGGTGACGCCGACGCCGACACGACGAACGTTTACGTGGAAGGATTGATCGATGGCGAATGACCTTACCCGGCCGATCGTTTGCATCGAGAACCGCACCGCTCAGGAGGTGTTCGACATCATGGTCGATCGTTTCCAGCGCACCCCACCACCCCAGTCACATTCGCGGGTGAGGCCCCTGACTAAAACTCAGATCGAGACGCTGGCGAACAACATCCACAACGTCGACGAGTGGAACTACACGGTCGAGTGCCTGACGCATCACCTTTCCGACGCCTCCCCGGTTCCGTCCCGCGACGCCACCCTTGCCGCCACCTCGACGGAGGGCTCGGCCTAATGACGCCCTCCCGACCGGTTCTCCGATACCTTGGCGGCAAATGGCGCCTCGCACCGTGGATCATTAGCCACTTTCCGGCGCATCGTCTTTATGTCGAGCCGTTTGGCGGCGCGGCGTCGGTCCTTCTGCGGAAGCCCCGCTCCATGGGAGAGTGCTATAACGATATCGACGGCGAGGTGGTCAATCTCTTCCGCGTCCTGCGTGACGAGACCGGCGCAGCCGAACTGCGCCGGCTTATTGAGCTGACGCCTTTCTCCCGAGAGGAATACGACGAAGCGTTTCAGCCGGCAGACGCACCTGTTGAGCGCGCTCGAAAGCTGATCGTTCGCTCGTATATGGGCCACGGCTCAAGCTCGGCGGTCAGCCGCAAAAGCACTGGCTTCCGGGCCAGTATGGTCAATCGAGGCGGCGCATTGCCGGCCGGCGAATGGCCGACACTGCCGGCGGCGCTGCATGCCGTGACCGACAGACTGAAAGGCGTCCTGATCGAGAACCGCTCCGCCTTCCAGGTCATTGACCGTTACGACGAAGACGAGGCGCTTATCTACCTCGACCCGCCCTACGTGCCGGACACGCGATCGCAGAAGCGCAAGGGCGGCCAAGCTTATCACGCATACAAGCATGAGCTGACCGACGAAGAGCATACCCAACTGCTCGATAGGATCATCGAGTGCCGTGCTGCCGTTGTCCTATCCGGTTACCCGAGTGAGACATACGACGGGCGGCTCTCCTCCTGGGAGAGGGTCGAGATCGCGGCGCATGCGGATGGGGCCTTAGACCGTACCGAGGTCTTATGGATCAACCCGCAGTGCATCTCCCGCCTTAACGCTGAAAAGCATCCCTCTCTTTTTGAAGGTGCAGCATGAACGAGAAGCACCGGCACTGGCGCGTCAGCGTCGAAACCAGCGGCGAGCAGATTGTCGCGATCGAGCCCGAGATGTTGGCAGGTCGAGAGATTTCCGAAGCCGACGAGGACGCAATCAGAACCGCCGCCCATCATCTGCTGGCCTTTATCGGCGACCCAGCGCCCCAACCGAATTTGGAGGTGCATCCCGACGACCGGGCGGTTGACCGGTTCGCCTCCGCTATGAAAGCCAAACTGGCTCAGAAGCGCGACGAAGGTCGAAGCGGATGGAACGACAAAGAGGACTGCTCTCAGCTTTTCCTTTCGCAGCTCCTCCGCGAGCACGTCGAAAAGGGTGATCCTATCGACGTCGGCAACTTCGCAATGATGCTCCACCAACGGGAGGAGCGGATCGCCTCCCTCCTCGAAACACTGCAGGGAGAATAGACCATGAGCCGCATCTACCTCGCGTCGTCCTGGCGCAACAAGTTCCAGCCCGACGCCGTCACCATGCTCCGCGCCGCCGGCCATGAGGTCTACGATTTCCGCAATCCTCCGAACGGCGTTCCGGGCTTCGCATGGTCTGAGATCGATCCGGATTGGCTCGGCTGGAAAGCCGCTGATTACCGCGATCTTCTCACCACGCATCCGATCGCCGCTCGCGGGTATATGAACGACTTCCGCGGTATGGAGTGGGCAGACACCTGCGTTCTCCTCCTGCCGTGCGGTCGCTCGGCCCATCTTGAAGGCGGCTGGTTCGCCGGTCGGGGAAAGCGTCTGATCATCTGGACGCACGACGGCGAAGAGCCGGAGCTGATGGCGCTGATGGCAAACCACATCGTCACCAGCGGCACCGAGCTGCTCGACGCTCTTGGGAGGGTCGCTGCGTGACGGAGGCAATTGAGACACACGGCGTCTTGAGCGCCACCACCGGCATCCTCATGGGCGACATCGGCGCCGTCTATGCGGTTGCATCATATCTCTTGGACCGGCCCGCCTACACCCACGAACTGGCCTTCTACGCTGACCGGATGCGGAGGGCGTTGACCGCCGTGTACCCCGATCTGCCGATCGAGGCGACGGCGGGAAGCTGGCAGCAGATCAGGGATGATTACGTCGAGCGGCACGGCGCGACGATGATCCTAGATCCGGCCCTCAAAGGCGTTCTAGCTGACGACAAAGATCCGATCACTACCCTGCGCGAAATGGGCTTTGCCGGCGGGATCCTCGCCATCGGAGGTGACCATGACAAATCCTGACACCCACGCGCCCGAACCGAGGGAGGTGGGTAGCGAATGAGCAAAAAGGACTGCCTCATGCTCACGGATGCAGAGATTGCCGAGCGCGTCGGCCTGTCGACTGACGAGTTTAGGGATGCAGTCTCGACACTAGAAAAGGCCGGGTTCCCACTGCGCGACCCCCTTTTCCGAAACCGGCGATACTGGCCGGCATGCCAGGCATTCATGGACAAACGATATGGACTCGCCTCATCCTTCACGAGGCGCAATCCCGCGCCGGAAAAGAAAGGTGTTGAGGTATGGTGACCGCAACAGGCCTGAAGGCCAGAAAGCGGAAAGACGGAACAACCGCCTATTACTGGGTGGCGTCCGCCGTTTCACGCAAAGCCGAACATTATCCATGTAAAACGATTCGTATCTTCGGGTCGTCGATGGATGATATCCATGCAGCTTGCCGGAAATACACGAGCGAGCTTTACGACTGGCTAAACCAGCGAGGGATCGGTGAAGATCCGGAATATGATGGGACCTTCAAGTCTCTGATAACGGAATACCGCCGGAAGGACGGCAGCCCCTATTTCGAACTGAAGAGCAACACCAAGGCGATGTACGACGAGAGCCTGAATCTTCTCGAAAAGAACATCGGGTCGTTTCTCTTGGAGGATGTGAACGGGCTGGAGATACGCCGCTGGTACAATAATTTTCGGCAGCCAGCCGCACCCGACAAGCCCGAGCGGTTGCGTCGGGCTTACAAGGCGATGCAGTTGCTTCGAATCGTCATCGGGTTCGGGATCGTTTGCGGTCACAAAGAATGCTCGCCTCTGAAAGAGGCACTGGACGAAATGCGGTTCAAGGTTCCAAAGGCCCGCGTAGAGGCTATTACCTTCGAGCAGGCGCAGTCGATCTGCAGCAAGGCCCTTGAACTGGGGCTGCCGTCGATCGCAATCGCCCAGGCGTTTCAGTTCGAGCTCACGCTGCGCCAGATCGACGTCATAGGGCGTTGGGAGAAGATTGATGACCCGAAGTCAGGCGGCATCGTCGATCGCGGCCAGCGGTGGCGCGACGGCCTGTTGTGGAGTGATATCGACGAGAACGGCCTGCTGACCAAGTTCACCAGCAAGACCGGTCAGGAGGCCGAACACGACACCACGGCGTATCCTTTCCTGCGATCGATGATTGATCTCGTTCCCCAGGAGAAGAGATTCGGCCCGATCATCCGCTGCGAAACCACCGGCCTCCCATATCGGTACCGGCATTTCGCGGATGTATGGCGGGACGTCGCAACCAAGGCCGGCGTTCCTCGGAACGTCTGGAACCGTGACAGCCGCGCCGGCGGGATCACCGAAGGGTCGGATTCTGGTGCTGATATCGAGCATCTGAGGCACCACGCCAACCACAGCAATGTGCAGATGACCATGCGGTATAACCGCAAAACGCTTGAGAAGACCCGCAATGTTGCAGAGTTGCGTGTCAGCCACCGGGCCAACAAGAACGGCACCGGAACAGACGCTTAGGAACGCCTTCGGAACGCGTAGGAACGCGCTCGGATCTCAATGAGCCTGAAAGCCCTGCAAAAATAAGGGAAGTTGATGGCGCACCCGAAGAGATTCGAACTCCTGACCCCCAGATTCGTAGTCTGGTGCTCTATCCAGCTGAGCTACGGGTGCGTCTGCAAGCAGTGCGTCACCGCTTGCGTGGCGATCCTCTAA